CCGCATTTTTCAGCAGCGTATCCACGGCCGGCAGGATATAGCAGTAACGGCCATTCTGCGGCACACGCTTTTCCGTCATCGCCTGATACATGGTATCGAAAGCGGTCAGAACGTTTTCGGTGGTCAGCTTCAATTCAATGGGCGTCATGGACTGCGCTTTCCAATCGGCAAACAACTTCGAAATCAGGTAGGCATCCATCTCGGGGAACTTTTTCTCTTCGTTGTAGGCTTTGGTGATGTTCTGGATGCTGGCCACGTGATTCGTTTCGATGATGTCTCGCGGATGCACCAGCGTAGACCACTTGCGGTGATTGGTCAGTTTCTTGGGCTCCCACGCATTCGCATAGTTCCGCGTTGCCATGGTGATCGTGTCCCTGTCAGAGTCTACGCGGCCCGTGGTGGTGATTGAGGGAATCTCAATGGTGTTGCTGTTCAGCCAGCGGTAACGGTCGTCGTTCTCCGTCTGGAACAGCGCGGCAAAGTACAGGACATAGGGATACGCCTGTGCCAGTGCCTGAGAATACTGAGTTGCATAGTTTAAAGCTGTCATTTCTTATAATCCTCCTTAATCTTTGGGTTTGGGACGAACGCCAGTAAAGTTGAATCCGAACGGGTTTCCATCGCCTTTCGCCGGAGCGCCGCTTCCGCTCATTCCCGCCGTAAATGCGGGAGGCGGAGGCGGTGTCTCCTTGGGCTCAAAGGCTGTGGGATTCTTCTCCTGAAGGCCAGTGATCCACTCTTTCGCGCCCTGAAACGTGCCATCTTCGCCCAGTTTAAAGCCTTGCTTATCGAACTCCGCGCGGACGCCTGCGGCCGCGACGTCGCTTGTGAACTTGTAGCCGGAGAAAAAGCGCTCGGCAGCGAAAGAAAGTTCTTTCTGCTCCATCTGGCTCTTGAGATCGGCCGTCTCTTGCTCATATTTCTGCTTCCATTCGTCCGCCGATTTCTGGATTCCCTCCAGGTCCATGGCTTTAAATCCCTCAATGGCTTTATTGGCTTCGCCGAGCTGGGCCGATATACCTTTCAGCTCCTCCACCTTGGCGTCATATTTTGCTTTCGCAACGTATTCGCCGGTGGAGAGGTCTGCCACGTTCAGCTTCGCCTCGGTCATCTTCTGCGCAAGCTGCTCATAGGTGAGCGCCTCCGCCTGTCCGTCTGCCGTCGTCCCAAACAGTTTCTTTAAAAATTCCATCGTCTTTCCTTTCTCCTGCTGGTTTAATTTAAACGTCGGTTCGCTCCGACACGCAGGATGCGCTTTTTATATATCCCCCGCGCAAGGGGAATTCTCGGGCCTTTTATATGCCATGCCAAGGGCAAGGGAACCTCACTGCGGCTCCTGTGTCGTTAAATCGTCCATGCGGCCTTTGCCGCGCATCCCTCCTTCCAAAAGAAAAAGCCCCATATGGGGCTCAAGAAGCATCTATACTACATCAGCTGCTTTGCGCGCGAGCGCGCGGTCGAAAGATATAATGCGGCCGTCCGGCGCCGTTATAGCATGCACCTGCGTGCGTGTCGTGTCCATGCGTCGTTTGGTTGCTGCGCAGAATTCTTGCAGGCTCGCCTGCCGGCGGTCAAGCAAGCGTGCTTCCTTGGCAAACTCGGCCTGTAATGCCGCCTTGAGCGCCGCGTCGTTGGTGCTTTGAGCCGCCGCATCCAATACAGCCAATGTACGCTTGCTTTCCCGGATGCGCACCTCGCGTGCCCGTTGCATGGCGCGGGCTTCTGCTTCTGTCAGCATCTGGCCTTGCCATGGGATGGATGCCGCCGTATACGCCTGCAATTGTTCTTGTGTATACACCGGAACTGAAATGCCCGGCCAAAACATGTAGAAATTATGACGGCAGTTGGCGCCGCACAACCCGTCCACTTTTCCGTATCCCGTCGCTTCAGCAAATTTTCTGTATCCCGTGTCACGGCCGGAGATGCAAAACACCTGCCCTTGCCACAAAACATGCGTTGGCCGTGCGCCGGCGTGTGCCGTTGTTTCAACATAGTCGCATTCAACCTCATCGGCATAGGCAAGAGTGACCGATGCTGCGGCTTGATTTACTCCCGTCAGCACGGCGCGGCGCATCGCCACATCAAGCTGTGTCGGCCCTGCCGCGTCATATAAGACGGTCGTTCCTTGCCGTGCCGCCGACTTGACGGCTTCTGTCAACGCATCTGTATAAGAAGCGCTCCCACTCTTGACTTGGAGAAAAGCCCGGTTCGCTGCTTCAACGAAAAGGCTCTGAGAGGTCGATACCGTTGTCCGGGTCAGGTTCAGCAAATCTCCTGATGCATCCTGATATGCGTTCTCCAGCAGTTCCTTCATCCTCGGCGTGAGCCGTGTGATTCGACGCATATCATGCTGTCTCAGCCTCGCATTCTCGGCGCGGATATCCTCTTTCCCGGCAGCATAGAACGCATCCTGTAAAGCAGCATCGAGCGGGGTTCGAAAAGAACCATAACGCCGTAAAGATTCCTCTTGCAGCTGCGCCGCTGCTTTGGATATTGCTTTTTCGGAGTTTAGATTCTCCAAGCTCACCAGACTGATGCCAACCGCAGCCGCGAGAGAAGTGGATAATTCGTCAGACATACCCAACGTCTCATCTGCGCAGCGGTCGAGGTAGTCAGGCGATAGCATTCTTTGCCTCCTTACTCTTCATCCTCTATCTGGTCACTTCTTCCATCAAAAAGCTTGTTTTTCTTCGGCATCATCGCTTTAGCCTCTTCCTCCGAGCAGCCGAAGTACCAAGCCAGTACCGGGACGCCATCAAGGAGGCCCGCCGCGTTCATCTGCATTCGCTGGCTGAACTCCAAATTCGTGTCGGTTACAATAGAGTCGCCCCACTCAAAACTCAGTTCATAGCCGCCTTCAGGAGCCAGGCCGTACAGCGTCGCCAGCGTGTCCATCGCCGCCACATACTCACCCAGCGTCTTCTCAAGTGCGGACTGCAATGCACTGACCGTGGATTGAGAGCGCTGTTTCGACGCGACAATTTCGGATGCAGTCTTCTCCACTTCATTGACGTCGCTTATCGTCCCGTAGGCGAGGCCCGTCTGAAGCTCCACGATGCGCAGCCACTTGTTGAGGCCATTGAACAGTGACACATCGCGTATGGTCGGCGCGTACTCCTTGAGTTTCGAAGCGATTCCTTCGCTGCTTTTGCTGTCTCCGTCCAGAACCCGGTAAATTCGCTCCATGCCAACCGGCAGCAATGGCTCACCTTTGTTGCTCAGCTTAAAGAGCCTACTGTCTGCAAATACCGCGGCCTCCGTCGCCTTATATTCCCATAAGATGCGCGTAAATTGACGATCGGCTTCTTCGATGGCGTGCTCGGCGCGTGCGAATACCGAAACCCCTATCGGCGAATCGGGATCGAGCCAGTTCGCGCGCGGCGGCCTGAAATAGGCAAAAAGCATCCGATTTACGTTCTCGATATGCACCTTAGGCGAAATCTCCGCCCATTCCGGTACCGCTGATAATTCACACGGTGAGCCGAGATCTGCTGACCATATGCAGCACTCATTCATGGTATCCGCCGTATAGTTGTGTTTGCAGTATGCCGTATTGAAGATACTGTACCCGGTTCCTTCCAGCACATGATATTCCAAACGGGTGTAAGTATCGCGGCCAATCGTCTTCTGGTCGGCGAACAACGCCGAAGTGATTTCCTTGTTCGAGTTGAACGAAACCGGTGCAAATTTGTTGGCGTAAACGAAGTCCGTTTCAATGCGGCCATTCGCCACGAATGGTTTGAGCACGACGCCGCCGAGAGCCAAAGCGCGTTCTATGTGATCGCGCACGTTCCGCAGATCGCTGAACATATCTGTATATTGCGCATTAAGGTAATCCGCCCGGGCGCTGCCGCTTTGCACCGAATGTGCCGCCCGCAGAAAAGAATCCCGAGCACTTCCCGTCTTTGCCAGCTTCGCCTTTGCCAGGTATTGCGCCTGTTCCCCCGCGGTCACTGTGGATTTTGCCTCGCTCATCATCAGGCGTGCCAGTTCCTCACACACCACAGCTGGCAAATTGAGGGTGCGAACGTCGTCGCATCCACCTTTCCATGGCGGTTCATCAGCATACATCCGTGCCCATGCATTGATGGCGTTTATCATGGTGTTGGATACGGCCAGCTCCAGATGCAGGTCGTCCTTTATCGGCATCATTTTCCTTATCACCCTTTTCAAAAATTCAATAACACGCACGCCTTATCCTCCTTTCCTCCCCGTAACTGCAATGAGCCTTGCACTGTCCCTCTCGAAGCAGTATTCAAAGGCGTCCATGGTATCAATATCGCTCGTTCCGTCGTCCAGACGCTCATTTTTTATAGCGCTTTTGGGATTCCAGACGGCCGAGCATATCGCGTCCGTCAGGCTGTCGCACTCCGACACAACATAAAAAAAGCGCCTCTGCTGCGTGAGCATGTCAAAGGCGAATATGCGGTCGTTGATCTCTGTCTTCCAAGCATTCCGTATGCGGATAAATCCGAGGCCCGCTTCGTTGAGAGCCGTCCTCAGCGTGTTTATGAGTGTCTGTTCGGCACTGTCACAGAATACATCATCAATACGGCCATACACCGCCAGTATCCGGCGGACGAAGTTCACGAACAACTCGCACAATGCCGTCGCATCTGTATCTTTCGCTTTGTGCCACTCCGACGCCAGCGCGAACAATGTGTTATATCCTTCGGAAAGCCCCGTCGCTACAAGGGCATGCCCGGAGCCGTTACCGCCAAAGTCTACTCCGACATTGATTTTTATAAAACCAATATGCCTTGGATCTCTCTCCGGCAGTTTCAGGCGCTCCTGAAGCTCTTCACGGGAAATTTTAAACGCATTGCTCTTTGCAAGCGTATCGCGCACGAAAGTGCCGTATATGACACCTTCAGCAGCGCACCGCTTGCCCTCGATGTCGCGCCTGTACCATATGCTGTGCGGGTCGTACTGGCTGATGATTTCGCGGCGCCGCTGCTCCGACACCGTGGCATTGTCCCAAATCGTGAAGTGCTCGTAATTGTATCCGCCCAGCAACTTGCCCTCTTGCTGCTGGGTGCTGTATTTGTCTATGTAATCAGTATAGATCGGCGCGTGCGGGTGATCCGGGTTGAGGTCCCAAAAGATTTTACGCCGCTTCGCCGCAAGCTGTCGGTTGAACGCCTCTTTTATGGTGTTGTCGTGATGCAGGTTTATTTCTGTTGCGATCCACATGCCGTATGAATTTCCGCGGATTTTCTTGAACGAGGACGCCAGCGCGCCGCCCGCAAAGATAACGATGCGCGTGCGGTACCCGGTATCCGGCCCCTTTATTGTAAGGCAGTCGTTGCCCTTGTATTTTCCCCAGCGAGATTGTCCTCGGAAAATATGTTCCAGACCGAAGCCGTTCGCGTCTCCTATATTGAGCTTTGCGTTTGCCGCCGTACTGCCGGTAGCGAGGTGGATTTTGTCTGGTGTGGTCTTCAGTTCATGTGCGAATGCGAACACATTATCTACGGTCTTGCCCGCGCGCACGGCGCCCTCGGCCACGTTGATTTGATTTCCCTCACAGCGCCGGATGTATTCCACATGTTTTGCGGAAAAGGCAAAAGGCAGCGTCTTTTTACGGCTGGCTGCTTTCGCCATCTTCATGGCCATAGATTATATCCTCCGTATCGCTTATATCCTCCAGCTCAGGATTTACTTTCTGCATCTCGAATTCAAGTCGCTTCTGATTCAAACGCAGGTTTGCAAGCATGGACGCCGCTTTGGTTTTTTGCCGTTGCACATCGGTCAACAGTACCTCCAAGCGGTGGATCACCTGATAGGTTGACTCCGAAATCGTGCTCACATGCGTGAGATTCCCGGGCAGAATCTTTCCCGCCTGAATCTTTTCGTCTTGCCGTTCGATATACAGCTCTTTGTCCTGATCTTCCCGTTCTTTATCACCGTCCAGCCTCTTAAAGTCGCGTCTGTCCTGGCTCGTGCTGATGGATGCTGCCATCATAGGCGATTTCTTCTCTTTCTCCGTCAGTTCCTTTATGCGCTTCATAATGCGGGCCTCACGAATCGTCAGCAGCCGTATTTCCTCCACAAGGATAGTTTCCTCGTCTGCGTCTTCAAGCTCTTCCAGGGCCTCTCTTTCTGCTTCTGTGAGGCTGCTTGCCCATATCGTCGAATATCCGCCGTGCTTCATGGCATTCGTGTTTCCGAACGGCGCGCCGCCCTTATTCCCGACCGCGTTCACGTTGCCCTTTGGTGCGCCGGCTTTGCGCGGACTGGTTGCAACTTCCGGCTTGGTTGCGGGTTTCGCTTTGGTTGCAACCTTGCCATCCTTCCAGTATCTCGTAGCCCAACTCTTTACAGTGTTCAGCGGGACGCCGATTCTCTCCGCAATCTCCTTATACTTCATGCCCTTTTTATAGAGCGTATACCCGCGGTCCCGGGCCTCCATTACATCACCACCACCGCCCTTATTATGTTGTCACGCAGAAAAGGCGCCGGGGATGAACTCTCCCGGCGCCATGCACTTCATCATATTAAAGAATTCCCCTTTTTCTCATAGGGGCGAAAACCGCTGTTCCCGCAAGCAGGATCGCTGCGGTTGACGCGAAAAGACTTACCACGTTCACCCCATACGGAATGCCGTACAGCATGGTCAGCTCTGCTCCAATGAACACTGCCACCATGATAGACAATGCTGCCTCTTTGGCGAGTATCGGCAACTTGCGTCCCGGGCCAAACACAAACAGTGCATGACACATTGCGTGCGTTCCTACTCCGAAAGCGACGTCTATAATGCCGAGGGGGCTGAAAGCATTGGCGATTGCCACTCCCAGCAGAATAGAGGGGGAATATTTCTTGTCAATGAACGGCAGCACGCACACCAGATTCGCAACACGAAACTGCATCGTCCCCCATGAAATAGGGTTCACCATCGTCAGGGCCACATACACGGCCGCAATGATCGCCACCCGGCACATCTCATGCACACTATGTTTCTTCACGCCGAGCCACCCGCCTTCCGTACAACAAAAAGGATCTCTTTTGACGCTTCGGGAAAAGGCACAGACATGATAGCCGTCAACCAGGTCTTAGGGATGTATGCTTTCATGGCCTCGTAAAACTCGCTGATCTCCCGCGGCTGCGCCGCGTAGAATGCGTCCATATCCCGGCCCCCCATTACTAGCCCCACTTCCTGTACGATTTCAAAGCCAATGTCCGCCAGCGCATTCTTCAGTTCCTCATATCCCCATTCATACACATGGGCCCGATACTGTGTATTGTAGCCGTTGCCCGGCGTATTCGGGCATGACAGAAACATGAGGGCCCTATCGCTCATGATTTTTCTGCACTCGATAAGGCTCTTTCGTCCATCGTCCTTGTGCATGTGCTCCAGCGCTGAGGTATAAATGACAAAATCTGCAAAACCTTCAGGAATGATATCGCTCATATTCGCCACATTCCCCAGCTTCCATCGCACCTTAAACGGATAATAGGCCCCCAGGTCTTCCGGTTTCAGCTTTTTCTCCGTAGCTCCGCGCATGGCCTCCTTGATATTCGCCCGGGAAATATCCACGCCCGTATAGCTCGCAATCCCTTTTGCATAGTACCGCAGAAGCGGCAGCATCAGCGAGCGGCCGCAACACACGTCCACAATGTTCATGCCTTTTTTCGCCATTTGTGCCGCGGCGAAATGCTGAATATAGTTCATCACATCCAGGTTTGTGAAAAAGCCATCCCGGAATTGGCTATAAAAATTCCGCATCTGGTAGGTGGTGCAAAGCACTTTGCTTCGGTCCATCCCATCCTCGACGCGGTACACGATTTGTTTATCCATTCGCTATCCTTTCCTATCAAGATATTTTTGATATTTAATCCATTCCTGCAACGCATATTCCCTTCGGAGGCGGTGGTCTCCCCCCATCTTTCCGGGCGGTGGCCGAACCGTAACAATCTTCTGCCCATCGAAATACGATGTACTGCCAAAAGAAACGGCTGTGCTCCATGTTGTGCTGTCCACGCTGAAAAAGCCAAATTCCGGAGCGTCCTTGCGGGTATACCCCAGCCCGTGCACCTTGGTGCCATAACCTGCGGCGATCTGTATGAGCTTTCGCACAAAAGGGAACTCGTTTGGCAAGATTGTTTTGATGGCGAAGCCGCCGATTCCAATGTACGGGTACTCTTTGCAAAGCCGCTTGAACTCTTCCAGCCCGCGGCTCCTGTGCCATACCGGGATGCAGCGTCTTTCCGTCTCGCTCTCCAATCGCCGCCGCATTGCTTTTACGCGCTCATAGCCGACGATAGCGTCAATATCCAACTCAAAGAAATACTCAATACCGTTGGCCTTTATAAAGGCGATATACTTTGAAAGGTACGCGTCCCAATCGACGCGCTTACGTTCTGCTGCATGCAGGAATGTAAATGCACCACTGTCCAGCAGGAACATTTTCCAGTTTGACATCTCCTGTATTTGCCAAGGTTTGATGTAGTAGAAGCTCTCCAAGACATAGAGTGGCTTATACTTCTTAGTGAGCTCTTCGGCGATAAAGGTGCCGGCCAAGAAAAGCTTCATTGTTCAATCCAGCCGCCACAATGCGGGCACTGGATACGCGAGCGGGACGATGGTTCAACCGGAGTTTCCGTCGAAGTTTGCGCAGGCGCCTCCCCCTGCCTGGCCGTCCCTGTCTGTGCAGTTGTCTCCTCTTTGGCGGGACGCTCGATGGATTCCACAAAGAAATCCTCAAAATCAGTGTCTTGGATGTCTCTCAAGATACTATCCAGTTCAAATTCTTCAAAACCCGTCTGTGCCAAATCATATCCCATAGCCTGCAGCTGTTCCAGCTCCCCGCGAAGCAGTTCGCCGTCCCAAGCTGCCGCCTCGGAGACCTTATTGTCTGCAATGCGGTATGCTTTGATCTGCTCATCGTTCAGATCCTCGGCCACAATGCACGGAATCTGGTCAAGCCCAAGCTGCAGCGCCGCCTTGTAGCGCGTGTGTCCCGCGATAATGACATTGTTCCTGTCTACGATGACTGGCACCTTAAACCCAAACTCTTGAATGCTTTCTGCGACCGCAGCAACTGCGCCGTCGTTTTTTCGTGGATTCTTTTCATAGGGATGAATAAGCGAAAGATCCTGATAAATAATTTGTTGTTTCATACTGCTCCCTTCTTTTCCATAGCTGCGGGCGAGCAGCCTTGATTCGGGAGCGTTGCGTCTGATTCCTGCCTCCTTTTTGCCAATAAAAATAGCGCCGGCTCAAAAAATGAACCGGCGCTTCGGCGGATTAGAATTTTACGAATACAGTTTATCACACTCCATATTGCCCTGTCAATGCCCACTTTTTGCCCTGGCTTGTCAAGTCCTCTTTACCCCGTCGATGCCGAATAGAAGTGCCGCCAGTTTTGTGCAGGCGGCTTTGATATCCTTGTACACCGTTCTTTCATCAATGCCCTCGGATTCCGCGATTTCCTCCACGCTCCATTCCCGGGAACATATATACATTTTCTCGACTACTGAGCAGCGCCGCATATCCTCCGGCTTCTGGCTTTTCGCGCACAAAATGCGGTATACCTCCATCATGGATTCTATGTGGGCGATGATGATTCGTGTTCTTTGGGCGGACTTTTTGATGCTCTCAATGTACAATGTCTGTTTGCTGGGCCGGTCCATCATTGCATCCAGAATCGACAGCGCCTCCGCTTCATCATCGGCTGAAAGCTCCGCCTGGAATACCGCAGATTCACAATGGATCTTGAGCGTCCGATAATTCTCGAGCAGGAGCCGGGTATTCCGCAGGCGGCGATCCCGGCGCCATTGCTCTTGCCGGCGCTCTCTCTGTTCCAACTCTTCGATTGCAGCCCTTGCCCCTGCCTCTGCCGCAATTCTGGCGATTTCCTGCATCGCTTCGGGTAAAGTTTCCATGGCTTGCGCTCCTCCGTTCTATTGATTTCCCGCCGGGAAATTGCTATAATAGATTTGCCACGAGGGGGGACGCGCAAGCGTCCTCTTTTTTATTTAGTTTTCTTCTGTGTCTGGAAGGTCGTTCAGCGCGTCCAACAACCGGTCAATGTTTGCGGCAACCATTTCTATGGTCGCATCAGACAAAATGTGCATTGCAGCCTTCGACTTATCGGCCGTTTCCATGTTGTAATACCCTATAATCACGTCGTCTGCCGCATCCGCCATGCCCACCATTGCTATTTTTTGAACGCCTTTTTCGGATATCTTGTGCAAAAAATTCGTCACGATCTCCCCATATGGTTGAGTCATGTCATCGCTTATAATCACCGTACTCATGTGTTCTCACTTTCTCCGCCCACCCCTTTTCCGGGGTGGGCGTTTTCTGTTTTCTTCATCGAGTGCGGCGCCTACACAGGAAAGGGCGAATACCAGCGCTGCCAGCGGAATGATCCACAGCGTGCGCCACGCTTCATTCGGCATCGCAACCGCCCTTTTCACGTACCGCGTCAATGGCATAGTGTAGAAGCTTTCTTTCCGGGCCGTATTCAGTTTTCTTTTGCATCTGCTGCAGAAACCAGATGACTTCCTGTGCATACTGTTTCTCTGGGTTCATTTTCAACTCCTCCTCTCGACTCGGTGCCTGAATACTGCATATCTAAGGACTGGGATATAAGCGCTTCTGGCAGCTGCGCGCCGCAGATGTGGCAGAAGCGCGCGCCCTCGATGCGCTCTGAATTGCCGCAGCACGGACAGCAGCCTTCTTGAGCGCAAAGGATCTCCCTCAGTTCCTCCGGGCTTCGACGCAGTGCCTCATATGCCGCAAGACAGTCAATCGCTTCGCCTATCAGATATTCTCCATGAATCTGCACTGCCGCCATGCGCAGAGCGATGCGACCATCTTCCAACTTTTTTGTATATGTAGTGCGAATGCTCATAGAAAGGTCCCTCCTATTCAATTGTGGAAATCTCGGGCAACCACATTTTGGGGTTAAAGTTCAGCGTGTACTTATACTGGTTGACATCTCCGGATGTGACATCTTCCACCACATAGGTGACATTATCGCTCAGGCCGATAAAGTGCTTTTTGTACTCGCCGTTTTCGTCTTCAACCACAATTTCCAGCTGGTTATCTTCTGTGTCTGCCGTGATGCTCATTTTGCCTGTCATCTGGAATAGCACATCGCCTTGCAGGCAGTTGATCACTGTCACTTGTCTGATATCGTTAAAATTGTCTGCCTGCTGTGACAGGTTGTAGGACACGCGCTGCGCCTCGGTTTCGCAGCCTGCCAGTACTGCTACGAGCGCCAGAACGGTCGCAATGAGGCCAATTTTTTTCATTATGTATTTCTCCCTTCATTTTTGCACTGCAAATAATGCTCAGTCCGCATCCAATCTTCCAGCACAAAGACGGTTTCTTCCGGCCCCATCCCGTGCAGATCGCAGATGAAATCTCCATCGCCGATATATAAGCAATGGTCGCAAATCCCCGGATCGCATTCTCTGTTTCTATCCATTATCGCTCCTCCTCTGCTGGCTGCTGAAGCCATTTGACGCAGTGTTTCTCACACTCCGTGTCACACTTCCGCTGGTCGCCAATCTCACATACTGGACACTCAAATGTGCCATGTCCCATAAGTAGGTGTGCCAGCTCCTCATCGCTCATTGCCCGGATACGGTCGGCATTTGTAATTGTCTTCGGCACATACGCCCCGCACGGCCATGTCGAGCCCGAGCCTGTCCGGCAATCATCATACTTGGTACAGTTTTCGCACTTCATTATTACTCACGCCCTTTCGGTTTTGAGGGGTAGGCAATGCAACCTATATCAGAAAAGCAGACATATTCATTTTTCGCTTGAAATTCTTTTTCTTCCGCATTTACAATCATCCAGAGTGGCGCGGTATGGCCTATTGTAAAAACATCATCCAGGAACGTCACCCACACCGGCTGCCCGTCCATCCGCCGTAATTCCTCCAAGGTCAGCGGCTGCGGGTTCTCGCGCTCGGCTTGGGCGC